AATTGCTGATGTAACAGTATCGTCTATTAAACCAAGATCAAGAACTGCTGGTTCTGTAACTGGAAATGTATATTCATTTATTCGCAATTGTCCACCAGCCAAATAATTATCATTAACATAAGTGGGATTAAATTCAGTTTGAGCATCATTATTTGATATTTTTATTGCCCAAGAATATAAATTTCTATCCAATTCATCTAAATCGCTGCGAGTTAATATAAGTTGTCCTTGACCAAGTTCAGCATCAGTTAATGTTATTTCAGCAGTCAACACCACCTCGGGATTGGATTTTACATAATGATCGGTCATTATAAACACCAGTTTTTTTCCAGTAACATCCGATGGTTTCTGATGATCATTTAAAACTTTTACTTTAAATGAATTGTCAACGCCCCTATAAACATCAATTGATCTTGCATACACTTGGCGATTTCCTTTATCAAAAATAGTTGTTGGATCATAACGAACCAACAACGTATTATCATAGATATAAGCTCTTATTTCTTGCATTATTCATTATTTAGCAAAAAATGGATGCTAAATACCTTCGTGAAAATGCAACATGAATGATTACCAAAGACTTTTAGAAGATTTTCCTTTCCTCACATTACTTACGTATGGTGGAAATGAGTATGTAGGCATCGTGCAAAACATAGACGATATTATCACTACTATATATGATTATGCAGTTTTAAAAACCGAAGAAGATAAACGGAAATTTTTAGAGTTGGCAGATGCTTGGTGGTGGGAAAGCAATCGGCAAATACCGATTAATATATTTCTCAAACAAGACTGGATTTACTTCAGGTTTACCCTTAAAACTTTCAATTCTAAGGATGTTGATGTTAAATTTGGACCAGCACTCAGTCTAAAAGAAACTGCCGCAAAACGATCAAAAAGACGATCAATTACTCTCGTTCGTAGAGTTGATTAGATTCATATTCACTACCACAAGATGTGCATAGGCAATCGCATGCGATTTTTTGAATTGGTAACCATCTTCCTCAACTTCCCAGATTCTTTTCGCAACTTCTTTCCAAGTCTTACCAATTAGATACCGTTTTGCTGGACGAATAATACCCAGAAACATTGCCAATCGTGGAATCGAATCTATGGGTTCTGGCATCCTTTTCATGGTGTCCATGTGGTTACCTATATGAATCAACTGTGAGAAGAATGTGGGGTCATTTAGACGATTCCATGGGGGATCTTGAGCAAGAAGTTCATCCAGATGTTGGGGAGATTTGACCTTATTGTAGAGAGAAACATTGAGGAAATCCAACTTAAAATACCCACGTTCTTCTGCTATCTTGTGGTCAATCGAAGCACATCCAATTATAGGATCGGTAGGAATCGGGGTAAAATAGACTCCAGTGTTGTGTTTTACCAAATTACCATCTCGAATAATACCAGCGGGAATATGCTGAATCTTGGATAGAATCTGAGTCCTATCTGGGAAATCAATATCAATATCTGAGTTAAAATTCATAGTTTTTTAAATAATTATCAAATAAAAAATTAGCAAGCAGTTCATGACCTTCTTCCCCTTGATGGGCATTCCTCCCTAACATATCTTCATCGAACCCAATTAAATTATGTTCATCGCATAATCCTAAAAAACTAAAATTAAACAAATCTATAATATTTTTCTTTTGATTAATTAAATCCACAAAAGGTTTGATAAATGGTGTATTTGTATCAATTTGTTCTTCCATGGGAGGGGAGAAAAATATACAATATTTTATATTATTCTGCTCACACCAAGAAGAAAACATTCCTAAAGTCCACAATAAATTGGTCAAGGTTGGCTCTGGATCATACAATATAGCCCATTCTTTTCCATAATCTTTAACACTATCTGGGATATCTTTTGGAACTGTTTTCTTAAATAAAAACTCTTGAAACCAGTTTCCTCCTATAAAAAACTGGTAAGACGCAAATTCTCCATCATTTCGGTTTTTCCATTTATTTGCTTGTCCAATAGGATCCCATACACAAGTTCTAAAAATAAAAGATAAACCAATTATTGCATAAACTTCTTTGTGGTCAGAGTTCAAAGAAATTAAATCTCTCATCGAAGATCTCAGTATTCTTTCGTTGGATGAACCACGAATAGAATTATTGACAAAGGGCAATTGCATTTTTTTAGATAAAAATTCCGCAACTGTATTTCCAGTTGATAACCCCGTATAACTACACCCATTTACGTAAATCATAATCCTGATTTTCCTAAAATATCTTTACACCATTCAGTATCGGAAACATATTCTTTAAATCGTTTCTGCCAAAACTCTGGATCAATCACCTTATATATTACGGCAAGATCATCCTCGGATAATTTCTCTAGAAAATGTACTCCGCTGTTACAATTGTAAATAATCCATGGGGAGATTCTTCCCGTCATAATATGATGAATAACTCGACTTGTAGATACCTTAGTAAAATAGTCGGTTATTTCTCCATACTCTGACATTTCCTCGATTGCTCTCTCCAAAGCATCTCGTGGATTTTCTTTTCGCATATACCCAAAAATCCACTCATTATAATACTTGTCTTTTGTCCAGTGATCTAATTTAGACATATAATTGTCCAACATCCATTTACTAAAACTATTGGTATTGATACATCGAATGTTAACGCAATATCGACCAAACTTTACAAAAGCATCGTAGAATTGACTCTGACAAAAATCCTCGTAAGTTTTAAGTTTGGCAGAACCTTGTGTGATTTCAAAGTATTTTAGGAAAGTCTGGAATCCAATCTGAACACCCTTCTCGGATTCTTGGGTTCTGCGTCTTTTTTCCGCACAAGAGTGTGCCAAAAGAGTACGTTCTCTCACAAACTCTCTTTTACAATATTTACACGTAAACATTAACCCAACTCTTGCTTAATTTCTTTATCGGTCATTCCTTGTTGCTTTGCCAATTGTTTCCAATCATCAAGAACATTTATTTTCAAAAGTACCTCAATCTCATCATCTTTGTATGATGGATAGCATTTTTTAGCAAACTTTGCCAACTTAGATTGTTTTTTATCAGCACCTTTGGTTGCTTGCCAATAATGACGTTGAAATCCCATATTAGGAGAAACGGTAGTGGTTGCTAACCATTGCAACTTGGGATGATGATTAAGATCCCAAAAATTCTTATTTACATTCTCATTGGTTGCTCGAAGATACCACTCTTGAAAGTCAGCATCTCCTTCTACTGATGCCGACCATCGTAACATAAGATAGGTAGAAAATTTCTTACGATCCTCATCATTGAGATTATCGTAGAAATTCCTATCTTTCTTATCAAGTGCTCGAAGTTGTGAAGTTAAATCGCTCATACAGAATGATGGTTAATTGATGCATCACTATCTTTTACAAGGTGATAAACGGTGACTACTCGTTCTAATTCAGACTTTAGAGTCTCGTTAGTTCGAGAAAGTTCCAAAATGTCTTTCCACAATCGTTCTTCTTCAAGACGGTCTTGTATTGTTGGATGTTGTGCTCCAATCAAAACTCTTTTGATAGGATGAACTCCTCGTTCACGGGCAAATATTGTTTTGCCACCGTCTGGGGATTCATAAATGTATTCTGCACCTGGTGTTAATTGTCCCATTTTACCAACTCTTTGAATAATTGACTACCTCTGTTTGTCGATTTGTGTCTTTGACAAAGTATGCACAAAGTGGTTTTTCACCGTGTGCAATGGGTACTGCTAACATTTGTCCCGGTTTTAGTTTGGGAAAGAACCACCGCACATCTTGATAAAAATCAACCACATCAACCGAATGAAACTCTGGTCTGAAACTGGAGAGTGGATTAAATGTAAATGCTGAGAATCCACGATCATTAATGGAGGTGAGTGGTACAACTTCTAAATCTCCTAGATCAGGTTCTCCAATTAATATTTGCCAATCAATCGGCATCTTAATCTCATGACCATTGATATTTAATACCATTGCTGGTGAGTTAAAACTTTCCAGAAAGATTAGGGGAATAAAAAAGTAATCTGGATCTTTGGGATCGGAGTTATCAAAGACACAGAATCGAACATCTTCAATCTCCTCTG